AGTCCTGGCAGCTTCTGTCACAGTGAGGACACCATATGACACCACGCCTTTGCCGTAGGACCGGCTTGATTTCGCCGTTAAGTTCTGCTTGCATCTTCGATCTCCTTATTCTTCTGTCTCTTCAGCCTCTTCCGCAGCCTCTGCTTCGGCTTGCTCTCTTGCCACTCTTATCCTGGCCTGTGCGAAGGTTTCTTCAAAACACGCCGCGATCAGAATCTCGGGGTCTCTGAATTCACTGATAGAAATGGGTTCTGGGTCAGCCATCATTTAACCTCTTTCACTAATGTATTGATTTGCCGTATGTCGACGTGCAACACCTCTCCAGCCCGTCTTCCTGTGCCTACTCGGACACGTCTGGTCCCTATCACTTCAAATCGACCAGCGATGATGCGCTCTCGCTCACCAAAGAAGGTGCTGACTGACTCAATATTCAGACCTTTAGCACCAGGCTCCAGATTGAATATGATCGAAGTGTCTTGAGCCTGCACTCCAGACCCAGCGAAGCTCTCTGCTAATTGTGTGTCAGTAGAGAAGCTGGAGATATGCGCGTCATAGACCTTACCTTTGGGATACAGCTCTTCCATCTTGTCTATCGGCTCACCGAAAGCCCGGACTCCTCGATGTAAAGGCTGATTGAACTGCTCTCCATTGGATACCGCTTCAGCCAATCGTGCCCCGTTCTCCTGACCGACATTTCCGCGCGTCAGACGCTCATCACCTTTCATCCACTTCCTGGCCCCGACTCTCATGTTCTCGTTACCACCGCTGGACCAAGCCTGGATCGCGCCGTCTAACTCTTGTCCTGCTGGTGTCTGTGCCAAAGTCCTTCTATTCTTCTCCACAAGGTCCAGATTGCGAGCAAAGATATCATCTCTCTTGGCAATATCTCCAAGTACTTTCCCGCCTACATCTGCAAGAGCATCTTTTTGCTGCTGAGTTGTCATCTGTGCGAATTCTTCTGGTGTGAAATGTGCTTTACCTATCTCTGGCACCCGTTCTGGTGTAGCCATCTTATTCAGTGTCTGTCCTGCATCATCAAACCGGGTCTTTGCCGGCTTGACTACTTTGCTGACCACCTTTGGCGGTTTGATTTTCCGCTTCACTCGTTCTGGCTGAACTATCTTGTCAAACTCGATCCACTCATCCAGCTTTGTCCCAGATTTGGTCGTGATGTTCTTGATTGGATTGATGCCAGCAGTATCACCCCAGACCGGATTCGACTTGACTTGATAAAGCTGACTCAGGTCTAGTTCCCCAGCCTTATAAGCGCGGAGCCGTTCTGGTCCAAGTATCTTGCGCTGGAGTTTCTCATCCTGGTTAGCGAACCAGAACCGTGCATCTTCAGGCGGACCTTGGAACCGCGGCACGTCCAGGCCGAGGTCCGCATAATCCAGGACCTCCGGGACCATGGTGCATCTGCCGTTCGGATGCTCATTCAAAGGCTCATTAAGGTCATAGAGCGTCCCGTCCAGCGCGATGCAGGCCATGCACGTCCGTTCCGTCTTGGCTGCCATGCGCCTGTAGCCTTTCACCACCGGTGAGCTGGCGTATTCCAGCCGTGAGGCTTCCCGGAAGGCACGGTTAGTCTCGGTCCGGGTGATAAGTAAAGCCCTGGTCAGTGGCATACCAGCCGCCGTCTCGATCAGCCTGGCGGTGGCTCTTGGACCTTTACCCATCGCAATGCCGGTACCGATCGCGCCTCTGATTTCTTGTGCGGCTTCCGCTCCAAGTGGTTTCAGAAGCCGGCCTACTGGCTTGCCGTCAGCTGCCATGCCGACAAAGTTAGAGAACGCATCATCTGGTAGGCGGTTCCACTCCAGGCCGATATTCGCCAGGTTATCCATCGTCACGCCGTTGGGTAACGCTGAAGCCACTGTCTCTCCGGCACCACTCCTGGCAAGGCCGACCGCAGTCCTCTGACCGTTGGTAATCAAGTCACCGCCGGCAATGGCGAACTCATCCATCCGGGAGAGGAACTGACGCTCGATATCCTTCAGCCGCTTGGACCTCATAATCTCCCACGGCTTCAAGTTCCTTGCAGCACCTTTCCTGACCAGATCCTCCATCTCTTTGGTCAGCTGCTTATAGACCGGCGCATAGGACCGCATCATGGATGAAGCCAGGCGGTCATCAAGCGTGTTCATCCGGCCACGGAACGCTTCCACGGTCTTCTGTGCGTCAGAAGGTCCAGACATTATCAGCTACCATTCGGAGCATCTGCTATCCAGAGGATATTAGCTAACGGCACATCGAGACTCCTTGGGAAAGGATACGGGAGATTTTCAAATCCCATTTCACGGTTGTGAGGAATGAACGTAATCCAATCCCCATTGATGTGAACAGTCTCAAATTCCACTATCCCTAATCCTTGAATACATGCGGCATAGAAGAATGAGTCAATCAAAGCCTTCCGTAATGCTGGCGGATATTTATTCGTACATTCATAACAAAAGTGATAATAAGGGGCATATGCGAAGTCACCATTACCTGGCTGGACAAGAGCATCACAAATCTGGCATACGCGACGGAGCATCGAACTAGAGTTGGATTCTACAAAAATATCTTCTTCGTGTTTATTGACCATCTTCTTCGTCTCCTACCTTTAAACCTCACCAGCGTTGAAGTTTCGGAGGATCTCGGCGCCGATGTTGGTCTGTTGGGCAGACTCACTCACGCCGTCCTCATCCATCTGGTCTATCTCATCCTGGGAATAGCCAAGCTCACGCCATATCTGGTGCTTGGTCACGCCTAACTCGGACTTAATCCTGAGTGCTTCCATGTGAGACTGCTCGTTCCGTGTCTCCGGGTCGTCCCAGGTAGTCTCAAGAAGAGCGTCCTCCATGACGGTGATCGCGGAGCCGAAGGCGGCTTGAATCCTGAGAGCCATAGTCAGACAGTCTTCCCAGGCGTTGCCAAAGTTCACCATCCGCTGCTGTGCCTTATTCACCAGACCACTCTCCGCGGTCTTGAGAGCCTCACCAGACGGCGCCCCTCCCATAATCTGGAATAGGTGCTGCGGAGTCCTGGTAGTGCCGGCAATATGCTGGACCAGACTCTCAATCGCCTTCAGAGGCCCATCTACGGTGGCAGCCTGCCACTGGCCGACCTGACCACCGTCATACTCCGAGTGGAACTCAGCCACGGACCCCGGCATGATGTCCAGCCTGGAAGAGTTGTGGTTCACGTTCAAGGTGTACCGCTGCGGAAAGGCCAGCGTGTCCAGAATCATCGTGAGGTCTATCAGAGTCTTGTTCAGCAGGTCCTGCATCGGGATGACGTTCACAATCTCTGACTGACCGAAGTCATTACCCATAGGACGGTTGCGGAAGTGGACGAGCGGTATCCCTAACGGTGCGCCGGCACGGTCGAGCCAAGGCACAGGCCACTCCTCATCCATCTCATCCTGGAACGGCGCCCATACGCCGCCTCTGGCTCTGAACTTCTCCACCCGGTCCGGGTAGTAGAGATTCAGACGTGTCTCAGGCTCATCTCCTAGGTGCGGATGAGATATCCACTTCTTGGACACCCAGTCGATCTGGCGAGTCGTCTCATTGTAGTGAGGGAGGATCATCTCAGGCATCTGGTGAGTCCACCTCGGCCGCTCAGTCTCCTGGTCCCAGTCACAGAGGATGTAACTGTCACCAAGCATCACCGCTTCCGTGTGAACCACCACCTGCGTGTAGTCCATCCTGTTTTGCTGCCACAAGGTCCACGCCCATTCCGCGAAGTCCTCATCCTCAGAGTTGAATCCAATCACCTTCAATCTCTCTGCCAGGCTATCCACGACCACGTTCATGAAGTTGTCCCGGAAGGCCAGACGTGGCGGCAGGAACTTCTTTAGCCGGTCCGTGATAGCCGTGTCATGCTCGCCGCTGTAGTAACGCCTGGCAATCTCATAATCGTCTCTCCGGTCGTCAGCTTGCTGCTGAATCCATTGCATCAGAGACTCGGTGGCCGGGTTGAGGCCGGTTGCGCGTAGTACCATCTCTGCTCCTATCTTCTATCTGTGTCCCAATAGATGGGATTGTCTGGATCGAGGCCAAGAGGGTTGTCCTCTGGCCGGATACGCCGTGCGCCTACCAGATGGTGTACCACAGGCTCCAGGCTATGAGTGGTGCGGAGCCGCATCATGGCGCCTGAGAAGCCGTCCACCTGGTCATCATGGCCTCCGAACGGGAAAGCCTCGATCTCATCCAGGAAGGTCCCAATCCAAGGTCCTCTGAGAAGGCGGATGTTGCCTACCTCTGCCTGGCTGCTGACCGGACCGGCACGTTCTAGCTTGCTGCCTGTGGCTCTCTGGCCTCGAACGGTGTACTCCGGGAGGACTCTGGTCACATAGTTGTAGATGGTATTCACGCCTGACGCTCCAGGCTCCTGCTCTATCACCACCTGTGTCGACCCGGTATCCACCGCTGCCGTTTGCGCGATCCGCCTCTCTACCTCGGCCGGGGTCCCACGCATCCGCTGCACGTCGACCACATAGAAGAGGCCGTCTGAGGCGTAATCTATCCTCACGCCGGCCGTCCAGTCCGGGTCAGTACCTGGCCTCTTAGGCGTGGCAGCAAGGTCCCAGTAGCGCACGGACCGGTTGATGAACACAGGCAC